ATACTATGGTGAAAACACCTAATAGACTACACTACATAATAAGAGTAATATTCAGCTTCATGGAATACTCACAAGGTGAGCAATGGTAAGGTTGCCGAGGCAATCTTGAATGATGTGCTGTTTTTCATAGCCCTGTACGCCCCATAGGCCCCAGACGCAGCATGCGAAACGTTGGTTACAAAGTGTTCGATCTTGCTTGCTGCGTTGACCAACTTCTCCAAACCTCCAGGCACAGTGCGATTCACCGCAGGTGGTAATGGCACATTCTTGCCGGCGCGAGGAAGATACTCATAAATGGCAGTCATCCTAACGCGGAAGAATAGTGGCGTGTCACCCGCTATGAATCCCAACAAAAGTGCAGTTCGGTCGTTGAAGTAGTCGGATGGAGCACCGTTGATGTCAACGTACTCCTCATCCATCGGTGAGGGAGCCCACTTTATCTCAAAGGATCCTGAAGGACTACGCTCGGTGGCGGTAGCCAGATCGAATTTCTCATTGACATTTGTTGGAGTGGGCAAAAGCACCTCGCCTGCTGGGCCTACAGTTGCGCACACCATGCCACCCCTGTTTAGTTCCGCGCCGACATATGTCACGGTCATGCAGGCTGCAACGCAGCGCACACCTGAGGCAATGGTTGGTAGGACACCCACAGGGGCGATCATGCTCCCGCTGGTGGATCCCCACGTGGCTGTGAAAGGGGTACTGGGAGTTACGCCGTTCTTGTAGCTGACGTTGGCCGCACCGGGATGCCAGGCGGCAATCCCGGCTTGGCCGGCAGCAGCATCAATGGCCGCTACCGTCGACAGCCGCATCATATACCCCCCACGACCTCTATAGACAGAGGTTTTGAGTTCAGCAGCACAAGGGTCCACAAGCATGTTAAGATGGCCAGCGACCAAAGAAGCATCGCTGCTAGGATCAGCGCGCTGCTTACGTTTAGCTGCTGGCTTACTCTTCTGCTTTCCATTGGGCTTCTTCTTAGCGGGGGCCATGTTAGTGTTTTCGATATGTGTCCAAGAAGCTGGGTGTATAATTAGCGTTGACTAATTGTGCGTTGATGATCTGGTTAGGATCATAGAGCGAGGTACTCGGGACCCTCGTGCGCAAATAAATGCGCTCCAGGTCGACCTGATCTGCTGCGTGAATGCCGAAAGTCCTGTAAAACTCCACACGCGCATCACAGGTGGGCGGCGAATAATTTTTTGACGCGCCCACCGAGAACCGAAGCCAGCTGGAGCGAAGATCTAGGCGTTTTAAGACCTTCGTAGAAAGTTGGCGGTCTCCAGCCAGCATCCTGTAGTACGCTCCGAGAACGGGGACATCGCCGTAGATGGCTAGACCACCAAGGCCGGTTGCTTGCAAAACATCCTTATGATGTATGCCTCCAACCTGAACCCAAGTGTGGTCCTGATTTAGAGCCTTCAATGGATTGCGCACGAAAATGGGTGTACCGTTAAGCATCATGTACTTGCTCTGGCAAAACTCAACTTCGTGCAGCGAAGTGTACGGCCCCTCCACCTTCATGCGATACCCCCTCCTCAGATACCATGTAGCTAAACCATCCATGAATCGAGCGTAATCGCCTCGCTCCATGAAAGCTACACAGTCGTCACCATCAACCATCATCCTGATCTTAACCCCCACATGCTTAGCCCAGGAGGCAAGCATAGTGGCTGACAGCAGGCAATTGCCCAGGGCCGTGTTAACGTCCCCAGACATTCGCCCGCCATCGGTGGTCCAGCTGACCTTTCCATCATCCAAGTTGGCAAAGCACCGGTTAACCAGCTGCCAAGAGCACATCTTGGCAAGTTCAGGGCAATTGCT